TTGTATCGACACGCACTTCAAGGCGATTGACCTGATCTTTAATGCTAGAGCCGCCGTTAGGCTTAAGCTCTGTCAGGTAATGCTTAATCATGAACTGGGTATATGAAGCAACACCACCAAGCACAGTGACAACACCCACAGCCCAAGCAGCATAATCTACCGCGCTCATTTTTTAGGCGTGGCGTATCCGAATACACCTGCAACGATTGAACCAAGGATTGCGCGATAATCCAGAGCAAAGTTCGAGGTAGTACCCCAGACTGCTAGGAAAGCCCCAATGCTCATTAGGTAAGGGTTCTTCATGTTCATGCTGTGCCGCCTATCATGGGTATATTAGAAAAGAACGAACCATCTGTATCGCCCTTCTTAGTGAAAGAAACATGGCAATGTGCAACATGCGGAGAGACTCCACGATATGCGACCCAACGCCATAAGGACTTGGCTGAGGTAATCTTGCCGTTGAAGATAATGTATGAAATTCTTTTCTCGCCACGTTTTGCAGCGAGTCGAAGCTGATCTGCAAGGTCAGGCATGAGGTCGGGCTTAGCTTTTCCAGATAGATCCCTGTCAATATCAATCGCTCTGACGTAGGCAATTCCCTCGACTGCATTTTTCCAATCAGGGTTGTGATCAGAAGGACGCGCTGAATGACGTGCATCGCCAATCCAGCCGTCGGAGGTACGGTCTCTGTCAGGGTAAGAATCATCGACTTGAAGTCTCAACTGTTGCCCAGCTTTGCATAACCTAGGAGTCATGCCAATAAAGCAGTTACTTCGTCCGCAGTCAATCCAAGTTTTACAAGGACTTCTTGCTTTTTGGTTTCTAATGCTGCCTTATCTTCAATAGCAGCTTGAGCATCCGCCTTGGCTTGAGCAATTTCTTGCTCGGTCATTGGACGTTCTACAATTTTGCCAGTCTCGGCGTTGTGTTCTAGGATTGTCAGTTCTTTGTTCATTAGTTCACTCCGTAAACTGCATAAGTGCCACCAGCCCAGGATGTTGTGCCGTTTTGCGTTTGGAATTGGATTGAAGTTACTGGATCGCCAATCGAGGTATTAGCGCCAAAATACACATATTCATTGCCGTTAGTTGGGTTAAAGTTAATCTGATAACTATGGAATGTATTACTGGCATATCCGTCAATGATTAAAACAACTTGGTTGTCATTTGAGGAAGATGTTCCAGCATTGACTTCATCCATCTGGAAGCCGCTAGTAAGTCGAGCTGAACCATTTGAGCCATCTGTAGGGTTTAGTCTTTGCACATTGTAAGTGCTCGTTGAAATTGTATTAATTCTAATACGTGGTGTGGTATCTGTGCCGCTTACATAGAAATTATCGTAAATGGCAATAAGTTTCTTATATGTGCCAGCAATGCTAGTTGTGCTTTGGCTTGTTCCTGATAGTGTCCCAGAAGCAATAACCGTATAACTGCCGCTAGAACCGCCGCCGCCGATTGCAACCCACGCTGAACCAGAATAATATTCGGTTGAATTAGTGTCTTTGAGGTAGGAGATCATGCCCTCCTGTGGGCTGGCAATAGCAGATGTTCGAGCTGCTGCGCTTGCGAATACCATTACAACTTGAGAGGCGAGGTAGCCGTTTGCGGAAGCCGCTGTCAGCACGTCTCCAGTCGCAAACTCAATAAAGCCTTGTCCTGCTGCCATTATTTATCTCCTAGTAACTCAAAGTTGATTGTCCGATTATACCGTAGGTACTGCTGCCTATAATGAATCCGTCCACTATAGGTTCGAGCGTGGTTATTGTGACGCTCATCTTGTTAGGTGTGATATCCCAAGCAAAGCCCTGAGCTTGGAGTGTCTTGCTGATTGTGCTGCCTTCTTGGGTCACGTTTGTGATTGCCAAGTTATTGAAGTAGTCCAAGCCAATCATAGTGTCGGTTGGGACTGCTGGGTCTAAGAGATCAACGGTCATCTCGTCAATGCGGATTGTGGTCTCTTTGCGAGTATTTACATAATTTGCTGCTGCACCTGCTACCTGAGTATCTGTCTCAGCTACAAGGTTTTCCTGTGTCAAAGAGTGTGGGAAGTATTTGTCAATAGAAGCCTGAGAGATGACGTTTTGTGCTGTGCCGCCTACGCGGTTGAACTTCACATCGTTAATGATGAGTTTGTCATCGAAGGCATACTTAAGGTTCTTGTATGGGATACCTGAGGTCTGGTTAAAGGCTGTGGCTGTATTAGCCAGAGTGCTAGTGACTTGGCTTCGAGACTTAAAGATTGCAGTACCGTCTGGGCTCATGTAGAACGCGCCTAGACCTTCTGAGAACTCTACGTTCTTAACTGCCTCAAGCGTTGTGCGGATAGTTGCTGGGTCTGCTAAGCAGGTTGCATCTCCTGTTGCGATAGATCGCATAGAGACAGGCCATTGCACGTCATCAAGAATCTTGCCTATGCGTGTGCCTGTTGTCTGCCCTGCTGGAGTTGTAGGGACTGTGCCTACGTTAGCCATCTGGAGAAGACGGAAGCCGTCTGTGCAAAGAATATCTACATAGGCAGTTTCTTGCCCTTGAGGGAAGGTGTACTTGTAGTCATTGACATAGCCTGAAAATAAGAAGTGCTGTGCTGTTGTAGTTGTAGCTGCGACACGCAACTTACGCAATGGCACAAGGTAAGGGTAATAAGGCGATGAGGTGTTCTGTGGGTTGAACGCACCTGTAGGGTCTAAGACTCTCACAATGGCTGTGCCAGCCTCGTAGGTGTCCTTCATGATATTGCGACCACGGCGGATTGAGATTGAATACACGTTAGGAGTTAGATCAACTGTAGGGATAACTACGTCAGATGCACCAAAAGTATTGACACCGATAACTCCGTTGTCTGGTGATCCTATGACGAACCCTGCCCCAAATGTTGCACCAGAGCTAAAGTCGAAAGTAACCGCTATCTGTGCAGGTAATGCCATTACTCAAAGCCACCAGTTCTACGGTTCACGTAAGTCTGGTTGCCAGTTGAAAGGCTCTGCTGCATAAGGTTCTTTGCAATGGTGTTGGTCAAGTCTCCATCGCCTGTAATCTTTAACTCGATTACTTGAGGGCCTTGGACTGCTCCGATAGGTGTGCCGTATGTGCCAGTAGGAGGAGGCGTAAAGCCTGTGACTGGGACGTTGGTAGATACGTTGGTCGAGACCATGCCACTTGAAGCTGCTGCTGCGGCTGCTGTGCCTAGTGGCGCATTGACTGTAAGGCTTGCAATTTGACGAGCCTTCTCTGCAATCTTGTCAAGATAGGCTTCCCATGAGGCAAAGGGATTGTTAGCCATTGGAAGGCTTGCTAGGTCGCGAGCAATCTGCTCGCCTAGTCCTTGAGCCTTTGCTAATTGGTATGTGAGGCGTGATGCTTCTTCCTCATTGCCTAGAAGTAAAGCAAACTGAAGTTCAAGACGCTTACGATCTTGCTCCGAAAGTTGTCCCTTGAGTGCAGCAATAATCTGAATCTGGTCTAAGTCAAAAATTGACCCAGCCTTCTTCAGTGCGTTTTGCTTTTTCTGCTCAAGTGTAAGTGACTTCTGTGAGTTAATTTGCTTCTTTGTAAGTGCTGCTAATTCCTTGGCTCGCTTAGCTGCTGCCGCTTCTGCTGCGCGTTGCTGTGCTGTTCTAGCGGCTGTACCTGCTGGAGATGCAGAGCGATTGGTTGAAGGCTTAGGTTCTAGCATTGTTGCTAGTGATCCATTAGCCCCAGTTAATCCACCAAATGTGGTAAGGAAGTCAAGCCCTTTGTAAAGTTTAACCAAGCCACCTACAAGGAAGCCTGTAGCTGCTGTAACGCCGTTGATTGCCTTAGCAATATTGTCAATAGCCTTAACTGCATCTGAGGTTTCTGAGCCTCCTGCAATACGGGCAAAGGCATCTACTAGCCCTGCGCCGATTGTCTCTTTGGCGTTCTCTCCTGCAAGAGTGAGAGCATCGAGCTTGAAGGAGGTTGTCTCAAGATAAGCCTGCGCAGAGCCAGCAGACTTTGCAAGGACAACGCCTAGAATTTCATTAAATGATTTGGTTTGTAGTTCTGCCCTTGTAAGTCCTGTGTTGTATTTGATGAGTCCGCGAGTGACTCCCACATAACCCTTGTTTAAGTCCTCAACTACTGTGCCAAGTTCTATGCCACTTGCGCGACTTATCTGGATTGCATTATTGAGCAGCTCTTGAGACTTGGTTAGTGATCCTGTGGTTGTTAATAATGATTGAAAGGCTGGACGTAGAACGTCATCTGCAATAGCGGAGGACTGCTCTAGGTTAGCGATAAACTCAGAGACACGGCTCTGCGAGAATGAAAGTCCTAAGTTATCGACTGCGGTTGCTAATCTGCGAGCTGCTGCTTCGTCAGCTGCGAAAGCCTTTACAGCCTCTTTGCTATAGCGAACTATTGCTGTAGTACCTAGTGCTAAGCCAAGGCTCTTACCTAGTTGAACAACTCTCTTATCTAATCCGAATATGGCTTTGTCGGCTTCCTTAAAAGCCTTCTTGCCCTTGAACTCGGCGGCTAAGTCAATTCTTAAATCTGCCATTAGACCTTATCCTTCATCGAATCAAACTTATCCTTAGCCTTAAAGATTGCCTTTACGACTCCATCTTGAGCCTTGCCACGATCGTCCTCAAAGGCTCTAAAGATTGCACGGCCTGTCATCTTCTGGCCTTTGCCTACAAGTTGTCCACCAAGTTTAGGAGTGAACTTGCCAGTAACGCCTGACTTGCGTCCTGCTGTTTCATAGATAGCGCCAGCAGCAGATTTGTTAAAGATAGAAGCAAGTGCTGAGAATCCGTTACGGTTAGGCTTGCTAGGTGTGGACTTAAAGGTAATGCCTTTGCGAGCTTCTGCAACGTCATAGGAGCGATTAGCCCAGCGACCACCAGCGTTAGGACGCTTAAGCCAGCCACTAGGTGCAGCTTCATTGCTAGGCATGAATCCGCGAGCAGTTGTAACTACTGGCTTTAGGAATGAGCCAATCTCTTTGCTGACTTCTTTAGCCAAGGTTGGTTCAACTACAGCCAAAGCCTTACGAAGAGCGACCGCGCCTTGCAGCTTTACTGGCATCGCTTCGCTCCTTCGCTAAATCCTTTAGCACATCTACATGTGCCTTGAAAGCCATTGGAGAAAGTTCCACAATGGTTTGAAACGGAACTCCATACTCGTAACTCAAGCGAGCTGCGAGATAGGTGAGAGAGTTCCGATCTATCCTAAAGGGTCAGATTCCAGCACTTCCACGCTTTTTAACGTTGAAAGGAAATCTTCCCCGAAAGGTTTGACTGTTTCACCCGAACGTCTAATTGCTTCCCAGCACAGCCAATAAACGTCTGACTGCTTCTGATCTTCAATCAAGGCTTTATGAAAGCCCTTCTTGGCGTATTGCTCGAAGGCGTATTCAATCAGTGGAGTAATCTCGTACTCTGTTACTGAGTTGTCTGCCCTTGTTACCTTGAGTTTTGCCATTTTAGCCCCTGACTTAGTTGGTTAGAAAGTACCTGTTGTAGCAACTG